AATTGGGGCTATTGCAGGTCCATTCCAGTTTGGTCCAGTTGATGAAGTTGTTCAAATTAATACAGAACAACAATTAACAGACACATTTGGTCCTCCATTAAGTACTAATAGACAGTATGAATATTGGTTGGCAGGTGCAAGTTACTTAAGTTATGGTGGTGTATTAAAAGTTGCTAGAACTGATGATACAGATTTAAATAATTCAAATGCTGCAGCAGGATATGCTTCTACTGATAGTATAAAAATTAAGAGTTATGATGATTATCTAGAAAATTATGACAATGACAGTCAAGCATGGTTATTTGCTGGTAAAACACCAGGTAGATATTTAAATTCACTTAAGGTTTGTGCAATCGACGATTTTGCCGATCAAAGAATTGGTATTAATACAACAAGTCTTTCTGCTGCTGGTGCTGTTGTTGGTAATGGTGTTACTGTTGCTTTAACAAATGCAGTTCTTCCAGGAACAGGTAGTACTTCAAACTTTAATGGATATCTTCAGGGTATTGTTGCTGGTGTATCAACCGATTCTACGAATGGAACAAGTACAGTTGATGTTAAGATAACAAATAGAGTTGCTGCTGGTGGAACAATCACTCCAGTATCTTATGCTAAGTTAGATGGAAACAGATCACTTTCAGTAAGTGATTCAATTCACTTTGTTAATTCTTCTGGTATTAATACAGGTGTTGCAAACGGAGTAGCAGGTGCTACTTGGAGTGTTGCTACACAGGTTGACTGGTATGATCAGCAAACATTAGGTCTTAAGAATAGTAATGTTTACTGGAAGGCACTTGCTCCTAAACCAGTTTCAAGTCAATATGCATTAGACAGACAAGGAAAGAATGATACTCTACACGTTGTAGTTGTAGATGATGAAGGAACAGTTACTGGTATTCAAGGTAATATTCTTGAGAAGCATCTCAATCTTTCTAAGGCATCTGATGCTACCGATAATCTAATTTCTCCTGATAAGAGCTACTATAAAGATTATCTTGCTAAGTTCTCTGAATATGTTTATGCTGGTAAGAACCCATCTTCTGGTTGGGATTCATACTGGGGATTTGGTCCTGTAGCATCTGGTTTCTCAACAGACTTTACTCAAGTCACTAGAGCAGGTGGTCTTTGGGGACAAGAAGCACAGGGAATTAACTTTACCTCTATTGGACCTATTTCACTTACTCTTGCTGGTGGTGAAGATTATGGTTCTGGTGGAGGAATGACAGCAACCCTAGGTAATTTGATAACTTCTTACAATCTCTTTAGTAATAAAGATGATGAAGAAGTAGATTTCCTACTCATGGGTCCTGGTGCATCTACTGAAGCAGAAACACAAGCAAAAGCAAATAAATTAATTGCCCTTTGTGAGGCAAGAAAAGATTGTATGACTACAATATCTCCTTTCAGAGGAAATGTTGTTAACCTTACAAACTCAACAACACAAACAAATAATGTTCTTGGGTTCTATTCTCCAATTGCATCTTCTTCTTATGCTGTATTCGATACTGGATATAAGTATATGTACGATAGATTCAATAACGCATTCCGTTGGATACCAACTAATGGAGACGTTGCTGGATTGATGGCAAGAACAAATGTTGAAGCATATCCTTGGTTCTCTCCTGCAGGTCAGCAAAGAGGTGTTCTTAACAACGCTATCAAACTTGCATATAATCCTGATAAGGATGAGAGAGATCTACTATATCCAGAAAGAATTAATGCAATAGTTAATTCTCCTGGTCAAGGTGTATTGCTCTTCGGTGATAAGACTGGATTGGGTTATGCGTCTGCATTCGATAGAATTAACGTTCGTCGCTTATTCCTTACAATTGAACAAGCACTTGAGAATGCTGCTAAAGCACAACTCTTCGAATTGAACGATGATATCACAAGAGCAAACTTTGTAAATATTGTTGAACCATATCTTCGTGATATTGAAGCAAAACGTGGTCTCTATGGATACCTAGTTATTTGTGATGAGACTAATAACACACCTGATATTATTGATAACAATGAATTTAGAGCAGACATCTTCCTGAAGCCTGCTAAATCCATTAATTATGTGACACTAACCTTTGTTGCTACACGTACTGGTGTTAGCTTCGAAGAAGTGGCAGGTCGAGTTTAAGCATTACTATCTAAATAACCACAGGAGGATTAAAGAACAATGGCTTTAAAGACGATCACGGAACTCAAATCTAAACTATCGGGTGGTGGTGCGAGGCCGAATTTATTCGAAGTTAGTATACCTAGTTTGCCAGAATGTGCATCTCAGAGAAACAAATGGAAAGGTGATGATAATGGTGCAGGTAAAATGCAGTTCTTGTGCAAGGCTACTGCATTACCAGCATCAAATATTGCAAATATTGATGTTCCTTTTAGAGGAAGAATATTGAAAGTTGCTGGTGATAGAACAATTGATACTTGGACAATCACTGTCATTAATGATGAAGATTTCTTAATTAGAAATCATATGGAAGATTGGATGAATGGAATTTCCAAATTAGACAACAACACTGGTGCTACAAGTCCAGGAGCATATATGGCTGATGCCAATGTAATTCAACTGGGTCATGGTGCTGGTAAAGGTATCAAGTCGACAAAAAACCAAAGTGATACTAAACAATTGGCGACAGGATTAAGAAAATACAAATTCTTTGATATTTTCCCAACTAATGTTTCTACAATAGATCTTTCTTATGATTCTACGGATACTATTGAAGAATATACAGTTGAATTCCAAGTCCAATACTGGTCAGCAGTTAAAGGAGCTGCTGCTTTTCCAGACGTTGAATAATTAAGGCAATTACAATCCTACTAAATAGTAGGAACAGTAAAGTCTATTATAAAATATTATGGCAAAACTCTTTGGATTTTCTATAGAGGATGAAGAACAAAAGCCGAAAGGCGTAGTCTCCCCTGTCCCCGAAAATGACGAGGACGGGGTTGATTATTTTACAACGTCTGGTGCTGGCTTTTATGGTTCATATGTAGATATTGAAGGTGTCTATAGAAACGAAACCGATTTAATAAGAAGATATAGGGAAATGGCACTCTATCCAGAAGTGGATAGTGCCATTGAAGATATTGTTAATGAAGCAATTGTTTCAGATACAAATGATGTTCCTGTACAGGTTGATCTTTCAAATTTAAATGCAAGTGATTCTATAAAGCAAAAGATTAGAGAAGAATTTAAATTTATATTAGATTTATTAGATTTTGATAGAAAATCACATGAGATTTATAGGAATTGGTATGTAGACGGAAGATTATATTATAATAAAGTTATTGATATGAAGAATCCACAAGATGGGATTCAAGAATTAAGATATATTGACGCAGTTAAAATGCGTTATATTAGAAAATTACAGAAGAAAGATAAGAGTAGTGAGGATTTATATCTAGATAATGTAGGAAAAGGACAAGACGTTTCAAGATATCCTTTCCCTAAGATTGAGGAGTATTTTCTTTATAATCCAAATACATCTTCTCAGTTAAATGGTCCACAAATTGGTCCAACATATGGCGGTAATACTGATAAAGCCATTCCGATGTCAAAGGATTCAATCACCTATTGTACTTCAGGTCTTGTAGATAGAAATAAAGGATTAGTTTTATCATATTTACATAAAGCAATTAAGGCACTTAATCAATTAGGAATGATTGAGGATAGTCTTGTTATCTACAGATTATCTCGTGCACCAGAAAGAAGAATTTTTTATATTGATGTAGGTAATCTTCCTAAGATGAAAGCAGAGCAATATCTGCGTGATGTTATGATGAGATATCGTAACAAGTTAGTTTATGATGCAAAAACTGGTGAACTTAGAGATGATAAAAAGTATATGTCTATGCTAGAGGATTTCTGGCTTCCTAGACGTGAAGGTGGTAGAGGTACTGAGATAACTACACTTCCAGGTGGTCAAAATCTTGGAGAAATAACTGATATTAAGTATTTCCAAAGTAAACTTTATAAAGCATTGAACGTTCCTTCATCTAGAATGGAAGGAGATGGTGGTTTTAATTTAGGTAGATCATCAGAGATACTAAGAGATGAAGTTAAATTTAGTAAGTTTGTAGGAAGATTAAGAAAAAGATTCAGCAATATGTTCAATGATATGCTGAAGACCCAATTACTACTTAAAAATATAGTAACTCCTGAAGATTGGGAGATAATGAGTGAGCATATACAGTATGACTTCTTATATGATAATCATTTCGCAGAACTTAAGGAGGCAGAGTTGCAGACAGAAAGATTAAATCTTCTTGCAAGTGCAGAACCTTATGTTGGAGTTTACTATTCACAAAATTATGTTCGTAAGAATATCCTACGTCAAACTGATGGAGAGATATTAGAGCAGGATGATATAATTAAACAAGAAATTGAGGATGGAAAAATACCTGATCCTACTGCTGAACCAGAAGGAATGCCTGGAGAACCAGGTGCAATGGGAGATCTTGGAGATCCAGTACTAGAACCAGATTTGGCAGCAGGTGCTGCAGAATTTGATGCTAATATTGTTCCCAAGGGAGGAGAGATATAAATACCTAAATACTAACATAATTATTTCTTAAGAATATGGACGAACTGATGGATTTGTTGGCAAAAGATGGTGGTGCATCCCAAATTAGTGATAAAATCAAAGACATGCTTTATGCCAAAAGTGCTGAGAAAGTTGATTCTGTTAAACCAGATGTAGCAACAGGAGTGTTTGGTGATGCAAATACAGGTATAGACGGACCTCATGAAATCGATGTTGCACAAGTAGGTGTTGCAGATAATGAAGAGTAAGTTTTAATAAATAACTACAAATAGTGTAATTTTTTAAAATAATGGCAGCGTTACAACAAGTAGGATCAGGTGCTTCCGTTGCAATGTCCATAGCAGGATTTGCTCAAACAACTGGTTATATAACCCAAAAATCAGATACTATAAGAGTTTTTGCTTTAGATGGGGGTGTACACGTTGCGATTGGAACTGATCCTTCAGCATCTAACACAGATTTTTATCTAGCTGCAAATACAGGACAAACCTTCGGAATAGGAAAACCTAATTCTCAAAGAGTTGTAGGGGTAACTACAAGTGGTAATGTAACTCACATTACTTTCCCAGAAGGAACTGGATCACCATTTGTTGCTGGTGATATTGTTAGTTTAAGTATAACAGGACAATCTTATTATGATTTTGATTCTGCAGGAGTAATTTCAGTTGAAAGTTCTTCTGGTGTTCATGGATATTTCAGTCAAAGAATTACAGTAGACAATCGTTATAGTGTTGCTATTAGCACTGCTGTAGGTGACCTTGGCGGTGATCTTAGAAATGTCTTTAAAGTAAGTGCAATACCAGCTCCTACAACTGATACTGGTGGAGCAGTATATGTTCAACAAGTACAAATTACAGGAGATGCCTAATGAAACTCATTAGAGAAGAAATCGAATCTGTCGATTTTGTAATCGAAGAACGAAACGGTAAGAAGAATCTTTATATTGAAGGAGTTTTCCTTCAAGGTAATATTCAAAACCGCAATAATCGTATGTATCCTATGGATACATTGAGAAAAGAAGTTCAGAGATATGATGAGAATCATATTAGGACTGGAAGAGCATTAGGAGAACTTGGTCATCCTGATGGTCCAACTGTTAATTTGGATAGAGTATCCCATAAAATTGTTTCTCTTAGAGAAAGTGGAACTAATTTTATTGGAAAAGCAAAAATCATGAATACTCCAATGGGCAACATTGCTCGTAATCTTATTGATGAAGGAGTAAAACTAGGTGTATCTTCTAGAGGAATTGGTTCATTGAGACCAACTAAAGAAGGATGCAACGTAGTTTCTGATGATTTTATGCTTGCAACTGCTGCTGATATAGTAGCAGATCCCTCTGCTCCCGATGCTTTTGTAGAGGGAATTATGGAAGGAAAAGATTGGGTATGGGATGGTGGAGTTCTTCGTGAAAGAGCTGCTGCTAAGACATATCGCTATATTAATACGCTAGTTGACCAGAAAAAATTGCAAGAAAACAAGCTAGCACTATTCAATGACTTTCTTGCAAATTTATAATTCTATAAATAAATATAGATTTTAACAAAGGAAATCGGAGTACAAACAAATGTCTAGTGGAGATTTACAAGAAATGGAAGTAGGCACTAAACCATCTAAAACTGCTGTCAATGCAAATGCAAAACCTGCAGAACCGATGCAAAGTGAACCTGGTGCGTCTTATGAGGATCTTGGAGGTCCAACACCTGATAATAATAGTCCTATTGGAGATTCCAATAAACTAAAAGAACCCCGAATTAAAACTGTTAAAGATATAGTTAACGCTAAGGCAAAACCTGCTGAACCTATGGAGAAACTAAAAGGTGCAATTGGTCAGTCTGAAGAAGTTGAAGTAACTGATGAAGTAGTTGCTGAAGCTGAATCACCTGCTGCAGAAGAAGAGAAACTCAAGAAAGATGATGATCTTGCAGGATCTCCTAATTCCAAGAAAAAGGTTAAGGAAGAAGCAGAAGAGGAAGTTAATGTCGAGGAAGATGTTAATGCCCTTCTTGGCGGCGAAGATCTCTCCGAAGAATTTAAGGAGAAAGCAAAAGTTATTTTCGAAGCTGCACTTCGTTCTAAAGTAGAAGAAATTAAGGAATCTTTAGAGAAGCAGTATGAAGAAAAACTTTCCGAAGAGGTAGAAGTAGTCAAAGAGTCTCTAGTCGAGCGTGTTGATTCTTATCTAGAATATGTTTCAGAAGAGTGGATGTCTGAGAACAAACTCGCTGTAGAAAACGGACTTAAGACTGAAATGACTGAATCTTTCCTCAATGGAATGAGAAGTCTTTTTGAAGAACATTATGTATCAATCCCTGAAGAAAAATACGATGTATTACATAACATGGTAGAAAAACTTGATGATATGGAAACCAAGCTCAATGAGCAGATCGAAAAGAATATGTCACTTAACAAGAGACTCGCTGAGTCTGTTGCTGATAGCATATTAGATCAAGTCTCTGAAGGTCTTGCTGAGACCCAGAAAGAGAAGCTCGCCTCACTTTCCGAAAGTGTAGAGTTTGAAAGTGAAGAAGAATATCGTGACAAATTGGAGATGTTGAAGGAATCGTATTTCCCTTCAAAGACAGGTTCTCCAAAAGCAGTAGCAACAGAAACCCTATCAGAGGGCGTAGAAAATGTTGAACCAGAAACTTATGGTTCTAACATGAACGCATATCTAAAGACATTGGGTTCATTCTCTGCTAAATCCTGAATTTAATATCAGTTCAAACGTACAAAATCACACTTTTTTATAGGTAATAGCAATGTTCCAATCAGAACAGTTGCAGGAAAAGTGGGCACCGCTTCTTAACTATGAAGGTCTTGATCCAATCAAAGACAATCATCGTAAGGCAGTAACCGCAGTCCTGCTAGAAAACCAAGAGAAATTTTTAAGGGAAGAGCAAGCTTTCGGCAACGGAATCAACTTGATGGAAGCTCCCCCAACCAACAGTGCTAACGCTGCTGGTGCTCAGGGTGGTTATGGTGGAGATGCCACAGCTGCAGGTCCAGTTGCTGGTTTCGACCCAGTTCTAATCTCATTGATTAGACGTGCAATGCCTAACTTGGTCGCATATGACCTTGCTGGCGTTCAACCAATGAGTGGTCCTACTGGACTCATCTTTGCGATGCGTTCACGCTACACCGATCAGTCTGGTACTGAAGCATTCTACCAAGAAGCAGATTCTGCATTCTCTGGTCAGGATGACGGCTTCAACCTAACTGCTGGTGAGTCTGACTCTATCGCTGGTATGGGTACAACTGGTCAGTCTGGTACTAACCCATCCGTACTTAACCCCGTCGGTTCTGCATCCTCTACTGGATACAACGTCGGACAAGGAATGTTCACTGGAGATGCTGAGAACTTAGGTTCTGCTGCTGGTGATCTATTCAACCAGATGGCATTCAGCATTGAGAAAGTTACGGTGACTGCGAAGTCTCGTGCTTTGAAAGCTGAGTACTCACTAGAACTCGCTCAAGACCTCAGAGCAATCCACGGATTGAATGCAGAAGCCGAATTGGCAAACATTCTTTCTACTGAGATTCTTGCTGAGATCAACAGAGAAGTTATCAGAACAATCTACAAGGTTGCTGAACAAGGTGCTGTTTCTAACGTCGCAACTCCAGGTGTGTTCGACTTAGACATCGACAGTAATGGTCGTTGGTCTGTTGAGAAGTTCAAGGGACTTATCTTCCAGATCGAAAGAGATGCAAACGCCATCGCACAAAGAACTCGTCGTGGAAAGGGTAACATCATCCTTTGCTCTGCAGACGTTGCTTCTGCTCTAACAATGGCTGGTGTACTTGATTACACTCCTGCTCTTAATGCTAATCTTAACGTTGACGATACTGGTAATACATTTGCTGGTACTCTTAATGGTAAGTACAGAGTATACATCGACCCATATGCTGCTAACTTAGCAGTTGGTAGTTCTGCTGGTGGTGGAAACGTTTCTACAAACAGTGGCAACCAGTACTATGTTGTTGGATACAAAGGTACTTCTCCTTATGATGC